CTTCTATCTCCAGCACACAAGTGCTTGATGATAGGTCAACAATACTTCGGTACACCTATTCGTAAGTATTACAAGGTTCTGGGTGGTCTCTGTGCATGGTTAATCGGATATGCATTCTTAATAACTTTCTAATGAACTTTGCCGTATATTCCAAGGATGGGTGCCCTTTCTGCACTCGTGTAAAAGAAGTCCTTACATTAGCAAATTTTAACTTCGTTGAATACGAATTAGATCATCATTTTGATCGAAAATCTTTCTACGAGGAATTTGGTGATAATTCAACATTCCCCCAAGTAGTAGTAAATGGAGTAAAACTAGGTGGTTGTCAAGAAACTGTTAAATACCTCAAAGAGCATAATATGGTCTGATGGAAGAAGATCGGTTAATTGACATGGTTGAAAGGGTCGTGGATGATGCTATGTTCAAGCATATTCACACCTTCAGGATGAGAGACTATCTTGAGGGTAATGATTTTACCAAGAAGGTGGTTACAGACTTTTTAAAAAGTGGTTCTGCCAACAATATTAAATGTACATGTGATGACCTTGACCTTTTAATAGAGGGAGGTCATTCTGATGTAAGGGAGGCATATCCAAACTGGAATGTCCCTGAAGCAAGAAAATTTCGTAATTATTTAAACTCAATTATAACTGATGCAGAGCAATACGCAGTCAAAAAGAGCAGAAAAACTCGTTCTAAATAAAGGTATAGAGGTTATGTTGCCGAGAGGCAGGAGGGTTCCCACACCAAGTTGGTTTGATCGCACCTTTCGCTTGCTAAATCGTTCGGTGCGTGTTAGAATAGACATACGCAAGGACGACAATGGAAACTAATGTAATTCTCTTCTTCTCCGCAGCAGGAATGTTATTCACGCTGATATTAGGAGGAGTAATTGGATGGATCTACAAAACTACGGTAGACACCCATACGCTCAAGCGACAGATGAACAATCTTCACCCTGAGTTCTTAGATGGTAATGGCGCATATGTAAATGAAGAACTGCTTGCAGTTAAATTTGCAGATATTGATGATTACCTTGACGAAGATGCTGAGGAGTGATATAATTTTACAAATAGTGAATTGAAATGGCACCAAGAAAATTACCAAATGATGCACTGGTAACTGAAATACTTCAGAAGGTCTCTTCTGCCAAAACTAAGGCAGAAAAAGTAGAATTACTTCAGGAGTATAATAATAATGGTTTACGTGCAATCTTGATTATCAATTTTGATGAATCATTAAACTTCCTTCTACCAGAAGGAGATGTTCCCTTTAGTGCTAATGATGCACCTGCAGGTACAGAGCATACACGCTTAGATAGTGAGTATCGTGGACTGTACAGGTATTTTAAAGGTGGGGATAGTAGCCTCAAGGGCATGAAGCGTGAACAACTTTTTGTTCAACTTCTAGAAGGTCTTCATAAGGATGAAGCAGATCTTTTAGTTTCCGCTTGCAATAAGGATATACAATCAAAGTATAGAATTACTAAGCAAGTAGTAGCTGAAGCATTCCCTACAATTGAATGGGGTAATAGAGACGGTACTAAGACGTGATTTGGGAAAGCAATGATCAGGTAAATGAAATTGCTTCAAAGTATTCAATTGTTATTCTTAACATTGCTTGTGATCCTAAGGTGGGTCAGAATAAGAAACTTCCCACTTCGGCTTGGTTAGTTCATTATCTGGATATGAAGAAGGATAGTGATCATTACGAAGATTTTTATGATATCGTAATGGGAAGTAGAGTAGACATTTTCGATTGTTACTATGACAAAATCGGATCAAAACGACTTAAATCCATTGGATATACCTCAGGGAACATCCATCCAGGACAATTCAATACAAAAGCTTATCTCGCAGCAAGCAGATGAGCTTTTTAAGGTAAAAGCGAAAAAGCAAGATGATTTCATCTTCAATCAAGAGGTTGAGGATATTGATCAATTAGCTGATGACATTTTTGATGCCCTTTATGACCACACGAATAAATAGCTCTATAGAACTACTAGATCTCTTAAGAGAACGTGAACGCACTGGGGAAACTCAGACGATGCGTTCTTTTCTGGTCTTTTGGAATCAGTTTCCTATTAGTTCTGAACAAGTGTTAAACGAATGGAGGGGATTTAAACACCATCATGAAGGACAGAAAGGCCGCAAAGAAAATCATTAAACTAGCAAAGAAGCACCCTGACTGGTATAGTAAACAGGATGTAATGTATGCTAAATTTATTAAAAAACGTGAGAAATTAAAACAAGATGAACGTAAAGCTAGTGACAGTGACCCCAGAAGCAGAAAAGCAGATGGGTTACATAGCAAGGGTAAGCAACCCAAACAACCAAGGAAATCCAGCAGTAGCAGGATTGCTAGGATATTGCATAAAGCATGGTCATTGGTCAGTCTTCGAGCAGGCTCACATGACAGTCGAGATAGAGACAACTAGAGGTCTCGCTGCACAGATATTAAGACATAGATCTTTTACATTCCAAGAGTTCTCACAGAGATATGCTGACACTAACTTATTAGCAGATGAGATCCCTATGTTTGATCTCAGGCATCAGGACACTAAGAATAGGCAGAATAGTACAGATGACGTACCAGCGAACAAGAAACAAGACCTTCAAGAAAAGATTGCAGAACATTTCGTTGAAGCGATGGATCTATACAATGAACTCCTCGCTTCAGGGATTGCGAAGGAGTGTGCGAGATTTGTTCTCCCGTTAGCAACACCTACCCGTATATACATGACAGGTAGTGTACGGTCGTGGATCCACTACATAGAATTACGATCTGCACATGGTACTCAGAAAGAACACATGGATTTAGTGCACGAGGTACGACAGATCTTTAAACAACAGTTTCCTATCTGTACAAACGCTTTGAATTGGGAGTTTAAGTAATGCCAAATTACGCAGTAAAAAATTACGACACAGGTGAGGAGAAAGAATTCACCATGACTGTTGCTCAGTATGAGCAATGGAGAGAAGAAAATCCCGAATGGGAGAAGAATTGGCAAGTAGGCACTATGGCTGCTGTCAGTGAAGTAGGTGATTATCAGAACAAACTTCCCCAAGGCTTCAAGGATCGTTTGAATAATGTGAAGAAGCATCACCCTTACGCTAAATTCGAGACAGTTTAAGTATGCCTGTAAAAAGCAAGAAGCAACCAACTATGGTTGGACTATCGACCAGACAAATGAGAAGAAAACCGATAGGTACAGAACACCTACTACAAATTAAACCTCTCACCGCATCACAGGAGAAAGTCTTTGATGCATGGGATAAGAATAAAAACTTATTTCTATATGGATGTGCTGGTACTGGTAAGTCATTTATTACAATATATCTTGCTCTTAAGGAAATACTTGACGAAAAGACACCTTATGATAAACTGTATATTGTAAGGTCTTTAGTCCCGACTAGAGAGATTGGTTTCCTACCAGGTGACCATGAGGATAAAGCAAATCTTTACCAAATTCCATATAAGAATATGGTAAGGTTTATGTTCGAGATGCCTGATGATGCATCTTTTGAAATGCTTTATGGCAATCTTAAGGCACAGGATACCATTTCATTCTGGTCTACATCATTCATCCGTGGTACTACTCTTGATAATGCTATCATATTGGTTGACGAATCAGAGAACCTTAACTTCCACGAACTTGATTCCATCATCACACGTCTAGGGGTCAATAGTAAGATTATATTTGCAGGAGACGCTGCACAAACTGACTTGACTAAGGCTAACGAGAAAACTGGTATCATGGACTTCAAGAAAATTATTGATGACATGGATGAGTTTGAGAGTATTCAATTTAGCATTGAGGACATCGTAAGATCTGGTCTAGTCAAATCCTATTTGATTAGCAAGATGAACCTTGGACTTTAAACATTTAAACTTACATTCCTTTCCTGACCTAAAGGCAACAACTACAAAGAAGGGTAGAACGTATCTCGTTGATGGTGCGTCCTATCCTTCTGTTACTACTGTCATAGGACATTCTAAAAAGAAGTCCATTATGGAGTGGCGTAAACGGGTTGGTGAAGAAGAGGCGAATAAAATCTCTAAGAGGGCATCTACTAGAGGTAATAAGTGTCACAAGCTTTGTGAACTATACTTATTAAATCAAAATATTAGCAAATATAAGGATGACCCACTATCCATGGGGTTATTCCACCAGATCAAACCCTACCTAGATAGTATTAACAATATACATGCACTAGAAGCACCTTTACATTCAAAGGTGTTAAAATTAGCAGGACGTGTGGATTGTATTGCCGAGTATAACGGTGAGCTTGCTATAATTGATTTTAAAACCTCAACTAAGTACAAACGTGAAGAGTGGATACACGACTACTTTGCACAAGAGACAGCTTATGCTATAATG